AAGGATCATGTTGAACATTGAAGCAAAAAAATTGTTATGATTTTTTATGCTAATTCCAAATAAATTTAAGTTAGGCGCGGTAGATTGGAATGTCAAGGTCATACCAGAGATGCATGAACTTCAGGGTAATTGTGACCCTCGATCCGGCAATATTCGCGTAGAAAAAAACAGTAATAGAACCATCCAAGAGCAATCTTATTGCCATGAGTTAATTCATAGCTTCCTGTTTAATGCGGGGATTACTGAGCATGATGAAGTATTGGTTGATAAGTTAGGCTATTCTTTACATCAATATTTGGTTGAGGTTTATGGAGAAGAATGAGGAAGTTGAAGAACCTAAGGACAATGTAACTGAGTTGATTCCTGACTTTGAGGTTGAGATTTCTCTTGAGGATGATGATGAAGAAGATTTATGAAACTCTTAACATTAGATATAGAAACTAGCCCCAATACTGCTTATACCTGGGGTCTTTGGAAGCAAAATATTCCGCTACAAAGCATAATCAAGAGTGGAGAGATACTTTGCTGGGCTGCTAAGTGGGTTGGTCAAAAGAAAGTGCATAGCCGATGTAAAAACGATATTGACTATCTAGCCTTCCTACACGAATTATTGTCTGACTGTGATGCTTGTATACACTATAACGGAGCTAAGTTCGACATACCTTGGATACAGAGTCAGTTTTTGTTAGCAGATTTGCCCCCTACTGCACCATTCAAGCAAATAGATTTACTTCGCACTGTTCGTAGCCAGTTTAAATTTCCTAGTAACAAATTAGATTATGTTGCAAACGCTTTGGGTCTTGGGAAAAAGACTGAGGGCATGGGTATGGATATATGGATTGGTTGTATGGAAGATGACCCTAAAGCCTGGGCTAAAATGCTTCGCTATAATAGACAGGACGTTAAGTTAACAGAGGATTTATATTTTAGAGTACTACCTTGGATTAAAAACCATCCCAATATGTCTCTTTATGAAGAGAATGATAGTGGATTACATTGCCCAACCTGTAATTCTACAAACATTATTGCTAGGGGCAATTTCCAAACTAATGCAGGTCTCTATAAGCGATATAGCTGTAAAAGCTGTAATAAATGGTTTAGAGGTACGTCCACGCTGGATATGCGTAATAAATCAGATAAAACCGCTTCAGTTTAAATTAGTTGTGCTAGGATTAGTTATGAACAATGAAACAAAAAAGGGGGTGATCCATCTATGCCGTACCTAGAGGTAATAAAATCTATCTGGTTTAATATATTTCCTAAAGTCTGCAATATTTGCGACAAAGTAAAGGAAATAAGGAATGAGCCAGTTTGTGAGTGTAAAGAAGATAAATAAAAAGGAGAAAATCATGCCAAAAGTAAATGGCAAGCATTATCCGTATACAGATGCAGGTAAAAAAGCTGCTTCAGCAGCCAAAAAAGCTAAAGGACTTAAAGGATTTAAAGCTGCAATGGAAAAGCAGAGATACAAAGGTAAAAAGTAATGGCTGACCCTAGGCTGAAAAGAGCAGGAGTTTCTGGCTTTAATAAGCCGAAAAAAACTCCAGGACACAAAACCAAAAGCCATGTTGTTGTAGCTAAAGTAGGCGATCAAGTAAAAACTATTCGTTTTGGGCAACAAGGCGTTACGGGGGCAGGTAAAAATCCTACGAGCGCAAAAGATAAAGCAAGAAAAAAGTCTTATTATGCTAGACATAATGCTCAAGACAAAAGCCCAGACAAACTTAGCGCAAGATATTGGAGTCATAAAACAAAGTGGTGATATGTGGTATCTGCTAGTGTCTTTGTACTTGCCTTTGCAAGATACCGCTATTACTTACCGTTTTGATGAATGGGGTTCTGAGTGGGCTTGTAACTTGTCAAAGGTTAAGTTAATGGAACACCAGGCTTATTTATTAAAAGAAATGGGAAGAAAGTCTTTTATTACTAAAATAGAGTGCAAGGAAGTAGAAAATGGTTAGTATCCCGTCAGGGTTAATTGCATTTTCCGTATTAATTGTGTCAATTGGTATGATTGGAATAGCTATATCAGGGATATTGTGGGTTCTGACTCAAATAGCAGAGGATGTTAATGATAGATGAAGAAAGAAGTGTGGGTGGAGGGGTAGTGCCTTATTTTAAGCCAGTTTAACGGAGTAGATAGAGCATCTGACCATTACGACCGCATGAACTATGTGTGCAACGATCAGAAAGGCAGGTGCAAATCCTGTCTTACTCCACCAGTTATGAGAGGTAGAGAAGAAACCTGAGAGACTTCTTCTCACAAAGTCTAGGAGGCTACCTCTTGTATTATTTAAGGACTATTATGGATAGAGATTTAGATGACGAGAGCTATCCTGAGTCTGATTATGAGGAAGAAAGTGATTACAGCGTAAATTTTCAATTTGTGACGCTAACACAGGCTGTTAGTATGTCTCAAATAGCCTTAGACTTACATTTTATGAATAATAACAACTATAGTACTGAGCGAAAGAGAAGAAACGCAATAAAAAAAATCTATAGTTGGTTTTATGAAGAAAATATAACAAGGAAAGAATCTAGATGGAAGCTACATTAATTGAAGCTAAAATAAGGAATATTAGAAAACTTCCGTTAGATAAAGTTGTGAAGATGTGGAACGATTTAGAGAAAATGGGCAGAAAAGCCAATAATCTTGATCGCGTTGTTAAACTTCTTTGTTTAAATGACTTAGCCTATCTATTAATTCGCGTTTGTAGACGAAAAGATTTGGCTCAACCTTGGTTTTACGAAAGAATTAGAGAGGTAGAGGCTAAACCTAATGGTCATCTTGATCTTTGGGCTAGAGAACACGCAAAATCATCTATTATTACCTTTGGTCAGACTATTTCGGATATTTTAAATAACCCTGATGTCACTATAGGCATATTTTCCCATACCAGGCCGATTGCAAAGGCTTTTCTTCGCCAAATCATGCGAGAGTTTCAAGAAAACATTGTTTTGCATAACGCTTTTCCTGATGTCTTATGGGGAAAAAATATAAAAGAAAGCCCAAAGTGGTCAGAAGATGACGGAATTATTGTTAAAAGAAAAGGCAACCCAAAAGAAGCTACAATCGAAGCCTGGGGACTTGTAGATGGTCAGCCTACTAGTAAGCATTATAAAATTCTTATTTATGATGACATTGTGGTTCGAGAGTCTGTAACCACTCCTGAAATGATAGCTAAAACTTTAAATGGTTTAGAACAATCCTATAACCTAGGTGTTACGCCAGGTGGTGTTAGAAGGTTTATTGGTACTCGTTGGCATTTTTCAGATGCTTACGCAACAGTCAAAGAAAGACGTACAGCGATCCCTAGAGAACATCCTGGCAAAAAGGGTGGTACTAATGAAGGCAAGTCTGTACTTTGGTCTGAAGAAGTCCATGAAGAAAAGAGAAGAAGTATGGGTATATATAACTATGCCAGCCAAATCCTTCTTAATCCCAAAGAAGATTCGTTACAAGGCTTTAGCCGAGATTGGATTCAATACTATACAAATGTTTCCGCAGGAAAGCTCAATAAATACATAGTAGTAGATGCAGCTAGTAGCAAGAAAAAAGGCTCTGATTATACAGCCATGTGGGTGATTGGAGTAGGTGGTGATAACAATTATTACGTTTTAGACATGGTTAGGGATAGATTGAATCTCAAAGAACGGGGGGACGCATTATTTACGCTTCACAGAAAGTGGAAACCAAAAGAAGTGCGGTATGAGAAATACGGCTGCATGGCGGATATTGAACACTTCCAAGATAGGATGGAGCAAGAGACGTACAGATTTCGCATTAAAGAGGTCGGAGGACAGACTTCTAAGACAGATAGAATCAAAAGACTGCTCCCGATATTTGAATCAGGAAGAGTGTATTTTCCAAGAACGCTGCACAAGACAAATTGGGACAAAAAGACAGAGGACTTGGTGTCCATATTCGTTGAAACGGAGTTCTTAGCATTTCCTGTTGGCTCACATGATGATATGCTTGACTCGTTAGCGAGAATATGCGAGCCTAATATGGACTTAGTGTTTCCTAAAGAGGAATCACTTTACATTCCTCCCCCAACCCCTTCATTACAAAGGGGAACTGCCTGGATGGGCGGGTAAATAAAAGATCAAATTAGGCTGCGATGATAAAACCAAATATCGAAAAAGATGACGATTCTAGGGGGAATGTCTCTGGAATAGCCGAAGAAACAGCAGAGAGAACAGATAAACAAATATTAGATCAAGC